GGTGAAGAACTTCCATTACCGGAAGTGTCATACGGTGCGCCCAGTGTGATTGTGAAGGCCAAGAAGTAATTTTATCCCCAATTGTTTTAAATAAGCCACCTCTTTATGGGGTGGTTTTTTGTTTGATACACATACAACACATTACCGACCCCCTATACACCCCCCCTGTGGTGGAAAACTGAAATCTAAGAGGGGGGTGTCAAAATCGTTTTCAATGTGTATAACGTGTTGCGTTCAATGTTTTCTAAGGGTAAAAGTTGAATTATCTATTTTTAACATTATTTCAATGTGTTGCATAAAAAATATATTAAGATAGTATTAGTAAATAAATAAAAAAGTGTTATATTTACATTTCAAAACTTTAAGTTATGGATTTAAAACAAAGAATAAAAGACAAGGGTATTAAGATTGTTTGGCTCGCTGAAAAAATTGGGGTATCTCAACCGTTTTTATCTATGTGCCTTAATGGGGATAGAACCCTTGCAAAGGATAAAATGGAAAAGCTAAAAGAGTTGCTTAACTAAAAATTTTTTCCCTAAACTGAAATACTTATATAACTATGGTTACCGTATTTAAAGACCTTTTTAAGACTTCGGACGTTCCTTTTATCGTTCCAATTGATAAAATAATAAAGCGCATAAAACAGGGTTCGTCAAAAAAATTGATAGAACAAATACGGGCATCAACAAACAAAGATGAACGGGATAGGCTTAAAAAGAAATTGCCAGCTATTCTATTTGCGGGGGAATTTTCAGAGCGTAACAAAGAAGGTCTTTTAAACCATTCGGGATTAATGGTTACCGACTTCGATAATTTCCCAGATGAAGATGTTTACAATGAAATGTTTTCAAAGATAACACAAAACCCTTATGTTATTTTCGCTTTTCGGGGCCCAAGCGGTAATGGAATAAAAGCGGTGGTAAAAATACCACAATGTGATAAGTTTGACCACGAGCGTTATTTTAAGGCGTTCAAAAAGGAATTTGATTTTGAATATTTTGACCAGAGCAATTGTGATGTTAGCCGTGTTTGTTTTGAAAGCTATGATCCCGAAGCATTTGTAAATTTGGATGCTGAAACATATTCGCCAAAATTAATTGACGATGGCTACCAATTTAAAGAATATGTTTCTTATACCCCACTTTTAGACGAGGATAAAATTATTGAAAGGATAATGCAATGGAATTGGAAAAAGGATTTTGTTGAGGGGGAAAGGAATAGTTTCATTTTTGATATTGCTGGTGCTTTTTGTGAGTTTGGAATTTCCGAAAGTACGGCAGTAGGGTATATTTTAAATAATGTGGTAATAGGGGAATTTTCTGAAAGTGAAGCAAAGACCACCATTAAAAACGTTTATAAAAAGCGTTCCTTCAATTCACGTTTTTTTGAGGATTACACCAAAAAGGAAAAACTGAATAAGGATTTAAAGACTAAGAAAAAAGAAGAAATACAAAAGGAGTACGACCTTACTGAAGAACAATATGACGAGGTTAAGGACAAAGCAGACCACGAAGCATTTTGGTATTTTGAACTTGACTCAAAAGGAAAGTACAAAACAAAAATAGATCCCTTAAAGTACAAGTATTTTTTAGAACGTAGTGGGTTTAAAAAATTCTTCCATAACGATAGCCAAAAACCGACATGGGTTAAAATTGAAAGCAATAAAGTCAGCGAAACATCAACTGAAAAAATAAAGGATTTTGTTTTGGACTATCTTTTAAAAAATAAGTACTTAAAGGTTTGGAGTTACTGCGTAAATTATAGCACCATATTTTCTGAAAATTTCCTTTTGATGTTGGAAACGGTTGACCTTATGATGCTGGAAGATAAAAAATACAAATCCTTTATAGCTTATGAAAATGGCATTTTGGAAGTAACAAAAGACAAAGCGGAACTTGTGGATTATATTGATGTTGATGGGTACATTTGGAAAAGCCAGATTATAAAGAGGGATTTTGAGCCGGTAAGCAAAAACGACAATGAGTATAAAACTTTCATTTCAAATATATCTAATAACGAACCCGAACCGATGGAAGCGGTCATAGGATACCTTTTGTCCACCTATAAAAATAAAATGAATAACAAGGCTATAATCTTAAATGACGAGGTTATAAGCGAAAATCCCGAAGGTGGTACTGGAAAGGGGTTGTTTATTCAAGGACTTCGACAAATACGGAAAGTATCAATTTTAGATGGAAAGACATTTGACGACAAAAAATCATTTCCTTATCAAACTGTTAGTCAGGAAACCCAAATTTTAGTATTTGATGACGTTAAAAAAAATTGGGATTTTGAAACAAAATTTTCCCTTGTTACCGAGGGAATGACATTGGAGCGAAAGAATAAGGATGCTATCAAGTTAACAGTTGAGGAAAGCCCTAAAATGGTTGTAAGTACTAACTATGCTATTAAAGGGGAGGGGAACAGCCATGACAGGAGAAGGCACGAAATAGAGATTGCGCAGTATTACGGAAAGGATTTGACCCCTTATGACGAATTTGGAAAACAGTTGTTTGATGACTGGAATGAAGATGAATTTAATGCCTTTGATAACTATATGGTTTATTGCCTTCAATTATATCTTTCAAAGGGATTGGTTAAGCAAAATGCAAAGAATTTGGATATGCGTAAATTCATAGCTGAAACAGCAATGGAGTTTAATGAATGGATTTCAGATGGTGAGCATTTCCCTATAAATAAAAGAAATAATAAAGTTGAGATGTTTGATGGTTTCATTTTAGAATATCCAGATTTTAAGAAATGGCTTACCCGTAAGCGTTTTAATATTTGGGTACAAAAGTATGCTTCATTTAAAAACTTTGTTTTTGAGCAGGGCAATACAAACGGTATAAGATGGTTTCAGATTACCGATATTACAAAAGAGATTGAAGAAGATAACGGAATAGATTTTTAATGTTATGAAAGCACTTGAAACAGAATATAAAGGAATATTATTTAGAAGTAGATTAGAAGCAAGATGGGCTATTTTATTCGATGCTTTAAAATTAGAATATGTTTATGAGCCTGAATGTTTTGTATTATCTAACAATCAAAAATATACTCCAGATTTTTATTTGCCAAGGTATAAATTATATATTGAAATTAAACCAAATTTTGATTGGATGGATATTAAATATCATACGGAAAGATATGAATTGTTTTCAAAAACATTAGTAGTATTATCGGGAGGCTATCCATCATTTGAAAATATAAACTATTCCAATAATTGTGATGGCGGGGTTATATTTTGTCCTAATAGAAAATACGAACCTCTTTTTTATTCAGGATTAAATGTGGGGGATAAAAGCGATATGTTTACCAATGAAGATTATCGGAGTGAATTACAAATAGTAAAACAATATAGATTTTGGAACTAAGACCACACCAAATACAAAAATCAAATGAGCTTTTAAAAGTATTAAAAGTTTATAAGTGTGCCTATCTTCGGGGCGAGGTAAGGAGTGGAAAGACCATTACAGTACTTGAAACTGCTAAAAATTACAATGCTAATAACGTGCTTTTTATTACAAAGAAAAAAGCTATTTCAAGTATATCGAGCGACTATGAAAAGATTGGATATGGTTTTAATCTTACCGTTACCAATTACGAAAGCATCCATAAAGAGAATGGAAAATATGATTTAATAATTTATGATGAGTGCCATACATTGGGAGCGTTTCCAAAGCCTTCAAAACGTACAAAGGAAATAAAAAAACGATTTTCAAAAATACCCTGCATACTTTTGAGCGGTACACCCGCTGCTGAAAGTATGTCTCAATTTTACCATCAATTTTATGTTAGCGATTATTCGCCATTTTATAAATACCCAAACTTTTATAAATGGGCAAAGGATTATGTTGATGTACAACAAAAAAGGATAGGAACGCACATCGTAAATGATTACACAAGGATAGCGCCACACGCAATAGATTTAATGAACACAATCCTTAGTTTGTTTACCGTTGTTATGACGCAAAAAGATGCGGGTTTTGAAGTTGATATAAGGGAAAGCATATTAACAGTTGAAACACCTAATAAAATACATTTATTAGCGCAAAAACTTATAAAGGATCGGGCAGTTGAGGGCAAGTCAGGTTTTATAATGGCCGAACTTCCGGCTAAACTTCAAAGTAAGGTTCATCAAATCTATAATGGAACGGTAATAATCGACACGCACGAGGGCGAAAGTGCTTCGGTTATCCTTAGCAATTACAAAGCTGAATTTATAAAAGAAAAATTCAAGGGCAAAAAAATTGCTATTATGTATTACTATCAAAAGGAACTTGAAGTATTGAAACAAACCTTTTCCGATAGTATTACAACGTGTTTGGAAACCTTTAATAGTACCGATAAGAATTTTGCCATTCAGCAATCTTCTACCGAGGGAATGAATATATCAAAAGCTGATTGCCTTGTATATTATAATTTTGGTTTTAGTGGTAAAAACTTTATTCAAAGCCGGGACAGATTAACAGTAAAAGACAGGTTAAATAATGATGTTTACTTTATATTGGAAGAAAAAGGAATTAATGAAAAGATATTGAAGGCAGTCCAAAGTAAGTCAGATTATAATTTAAGAAGTTTTAAAAAGGATTTTTTATGAGCAACCATAAAGAGAAATTAAAAAAGCAATGGAAAGACAAGGGTTACTTTGTTATTAATCTAATACGAATAACTCCAGTTGGATTGCCAGATTATTTATGCCTAAAACCTAACCACGTTGTATTTGTGGAAAGTAAAGAGGGTAGGGATGTTCTTTCACCACTTCAAAAGATATGGTTAAAGAAACTTATGGCCTTTGGATTCGACTGCTTTATTAACGATGAAATTTATAGGTTATGATGCCCCTAAACCCACACATAACATACACCAGTCCAAAGGGGCGTGAATACAGAGTCAGTGGAATAGAGAAGATCCCCGAAACTTCCAAATGGATAGGTAGTGTTGAAAAACATCATTGGATTGTTACCGTTCGGTTTTTGGACGACAATAGTTTTGGCGAATTGTATTTTGACCACAATGATATTCATTATAAAACATCACTATAAATTTGAAAATCCAATAATAAAATACTATATTTGAAAAGTCTTTGGAGGACACCCGAAAAAATATTAACACCCGCCTTTTTTTGCATTTCCCCACGTCCTCCAAGACTTAATGCAACTCTTGGCGGGTTTTTAATTTAAATAATTATGGAGGACTATTTACAATTTTTAGAACAAAAAAGACACTCAATAGGTAACTTTGGGTTTAAGGCAAATTACATTCCCGATATTGCTTTTGATTTCCAAAAACACGTAATTGAAAAAGCAGTTGAAAAAGGGCGTATAGGCGT